AAACTGTACCGTTCGTACTTCTTCGACTTGGCGTTCTTGGTGTCGAAGTCGTTGTCCATTTCGTACTCGCCGATCTCGCGATCGTAGCAGATCATGCCACGCGGCGCGTTGGTTCTGACGAACCAAGCGTCGGTGTCGGTGAGGTAATGGTTGAGCTTGATGCCCTTCGGGAAAACGCCGGTCGTCTTCAACGCGTTGATGGCGTTGTTGGCGGTGTCGTTTTGCAGGACGGACTTCAAGATGCGGTTCGCCTCGAACCAATCATTGCGGTGGACGACCAAGCACTCGCCCATCAAATTGATCTTCAGACCACGGTCATTTGTCGCGCCCATGATCTGAATGAGCAAGTCCTCGATGGAGGTTTCGCTCATGTCCGCAGCGGTGGATAGCTCGTTCGACCAGTCGCCCGCCTTGGACGGGTGATCGGTGGCGAGGATTTCCTTGCCGTCGCCGAAGGTGTAGGACGAGTTGAACCCCCGATTGTAGACGTTGGCACCCACGTTCTCCTTCGTCTGGCGCATCGAGAAGGCCAGCGCTTGCGCGCGACGTTTCCCGACGACCGGATAAAGGTTGTCGCGAATTTCTTCGTAGGTGACGATGAACCCGAGAGCGTAAGCGACGTGCGTCGCCCGGTTAATGAAGCCCTGGCTCTCGGTGTCGTAAGACACCGATCCGCCTTGAGGTTTCACCGGGGCCAGCCCGAAGCCGGTCACGAGACCGCTCTCCTCGTATGCTTTCTTGGACGTATCTTGATCGAACAGGTCCGGGAACTCCGGGCTGTGCTCGTTGTAGGTGCGACCAAACCAAGCTTTCATTCCAGGCCACAGCGCTTTCGGATGTGCGCCTGAAGTAATGACACCTGCCATTATGTAGCCCTCCTATATACCGAGGGTGCCATAGGCGTTGGTAACCATGCCCAGGGCCTCGGTGTGGTTGTTGAGCACAACTTCGATCTTGTTGTGCACCAAGTTGGTCTCGTTGTCGGTACGATTGACCGCCCGCAAGATCAACAACTGGTATGACGCATCCGCCGCCGGCGCAGTACTGTCGCCGCCGTCCATCTCGGTACCGGATAACCCAGTGACCGTACTGCCTGAATGCGTGTCAATCAGTACGGCGTTGAGGCCGATCTGAGTGGCAGCAATCGCGGATGGGCACTGAACCTCGAATACGACGTTGGGATCGTCCACGACCCACACGACCGCTTCGGTAGACGCTGGGCTGTGAACTTTGGTGAGGTCAAGCGGGTTTGGCCCGAAGCCAACGACGACACCAGTCTGGCGTTCGCCGTCGGTGTTGCTGTCGCCTGCGGTAGTCTTGTTGATCTCAGGAAGAGTGGCGATGCTGAATGCACCCAGTCCGGGTGCGCTCGCGGCGGCTGTGTTAGCAGTCCCCGTTTTGACTACGACATCGCCCACGAAGAGGGCAGTGGCATAGCCAGCCGCTTTATAGTACGGGTTCGCCGCTCCGTTATAGGGTGCGCCGTTCCGGTGTCGGATCGGACGCAGCCCGAAGGGAGTATCTGCGTTTGCCATTTATAGGCTCCGTAATTTGCCGGCCTCGCGGCCAGCGTTAAAACACAGAGCCATCTACAAGAGGTTAGCGGCCTCGTTGGATAACGTCACCCTCGGCCTCGGAGCCTTGATAGAATTGCCCCTGGTCCTCGGGTCTCGCCCCTTGAGGTGTCCCACTGTTGATGGCTCGCTCAAACTCGTCGAGCGGCACTTGTTTCAGTGCCTGATCCTCATTGTAGAAGTCCTCGGGGGTTTCCATCAGGTACGCGCGCAGGGGGCTCCCATCTTCCTGGGTTCCCACCGTCATGCTGCGCTTCTGATCGTCCTTGTCCTGGACGAACGAATAGCCCGCATCCTGTGCGCGGCGCAACCTGTTGCCTTTATCGTTAAACCAGTACCGGACATAGCCGGGACGCTTCTCGGCTTGCATTTTTAACTGCTGCGAGCCCATCGGCACACGTCGCTGCCGACCGCTCTCCTCGCGGTCAGGGTCGCGTGTCTCATCCCGAGCACTGCGAGTGCTAGCCTCGACGATCTCGGGTGCTGATTTAGGCGCACTCGGCGCCGCTCTCTTCCTCGGTGACGCCCGCTTGCGGGCCGGTCTCTTAGTAGCCATTACGCAGCCTCCTCGTCAGTCGCAAAATAGTCTTTAACATAGTCTGCCTGTGAAAGTACACCGTCTTCTACAAATTCGTCGCACGCCTGCTTCGCCTCCACCGGCAAATCCTTGTATGTCTTGGCGTTGGCTGTGCCTCCGGTGCCGTCGGTGTCGCCGCCGCCCTCGACCGACGCCGGCCTCCGGCGCTGACTGTTGACGAACTTCTCTGGAAACTTCTCGCGCACCGCCTTGCCTAGTTCTTCGTAGAACTCCGGCCCTTGGTGCGCCTCTCCGACGTGCGGCGCGATGCCGTCCGCGTAGACGCTTAACTCGTAGTCCTTGCCGTACCACTCGTTGCCGGAACGAAACTCCTTGAAGTCCGCCTCGGCGCGCGCCTCTATGCTGCCTCCGGTGTCGACTGCCGGCGGCGCCAGCCTGTCGATTTCATTGTCGAGGCGCTTAAACTCAGCGACGTCGCCGTCGGCGACTGCCTCCTCTTGCTCAGTCTTCAAATCCGCGACTGCCCGATCGTAGGCGCGCTGCTCGGCCCCCTTCGCGGCGCGCGTCATGCCCTGAAGGGTCTCGTTGACGGCGTCCAGCTTCTCGTCCTGCTTTCGCAGGGTAGTCTTGAGTATCTCGGGGCCGGTCTTGATGAAGGTCCGCGCGTCTACGTGCTTCTCGGGATCGCCTCGCCACTCGTCCGCCGGCGCCCAGCCCATCTCTCGGGCGAGTGCCTCGACTTCGGGGTTCTCGGCGCCCTGCTGCTGATCGTCTTCGCCGGCTTGCTGATCGTCTTCGCCGGCGTCGCCGTTCTCCAGGTCTCTGATCGCCTGCTCTTCTTCAGTCAATTTATCGTCTGCCATTTCCTCAACTCCTCATTATGCCACTGCTTCACTCGACGCGGCGCCCTTCGCCCGACCGTGAACGAGACGCACCGGTGCCGCCAGTTCGTTCAGAATAATCGCCCCGATCCGCTTGTCGTCGCAGAGGCGGTACTCTTCGCCGTCCGCGCCTTGGATCAGTACGCCTTCGTACTTCGAGTAGTACACCCTCGCGCCGGGTTGCAGCGCGTGCCGCTCTTCCGGCGCCCAGTCCTCGAATGCCTTGCCGCCGACGCTGATGATGGTGCCCTTGACTTGCGCCCAACTGTCGCTCTCGGCGGTGCTCTGCGGCTTGATGATGCCGCCCTCGGTGATCTCCTCGGTGCTGTCCGGTAAGATCAGTACGCGATACTCCAGGGCTCTCATGCCCGACGTGTTCTCAGTCATTGGTCTCAGTCTCCTCTTCCTCGGTTGCGTCATAGAATGGCGCGACGTCGTCGTCATAGTTCAAGTCGATGATGTCGCTATACACTGCGGCGACCATCTGCGCCTCGTCGCTCATCTTCTCGCCCTCCGCCCATCGCTCCTTGAGGGCTTCCCGAACCTCCTTGAGATGGCTCGTAAAGTCCCGCGTCGTCGGTGACATCTTCCAAGCCTCGAATTGCGATCTCGTCCACATCTAAAATGCGCCTTCTGGTAAACTCTCAATGTCAGCCGGCGCCGGCCCGCCGAGGCCAGGGTCGCCGCCGGCGGGGGCCTGCCCGCCCTGCGCTTGCTGTTGCTGTCGCAGTTTTTGATCCTCGATGGTGAGCTTGGCTCGCGTATTCAATTCACCCATCAGTGCCTTATAGGCGTTCATCTGAATGCCCGGCTCGATGCCCTCCGCCTCGGCGAGCAGCTTGATGGTCTTCGCCTCGCGCTCCGCCAGTTCGCCCTCCAGGGCGATCTCCTTGATTTCCAGTTCGCGCTTCTTGATGTCGATCTCGTCGGCGTCTTTCAGTATCTGCGGGTTCTGCGGCAGTTGATCGACGAAGAGGTCGTCGGCGTCGTCGATGCCCATCGCGTTGAACATGCGCTGCCTGATCTTCTTGCCATCCATGTAGGGGTCATCCTTGAACATGGCGAGATACTCGGCGCGCGCCATCCTCTGCATGTTGGTGACGACGTTGGGGTCGGCGACGGGGATGACGTCGAAGTCCTTGGTGTCGTAATCCTCGGGGCCGACCGCCTCCGGCGTGTCGAGTACGGTGAAGTAGCTTTCGGGCTCCAGGTACTTGGCGTTGAGGGCGTAGAGCTTCTTGTATTCCAGCTTCAAAGATCGATAGATGCGTTTATAGATGGCGCTGAAGACCTGCATGCCCTGCTCGATCAAGGCGAGAGTCGTCGTCGGGCTCTGGTTGGCGCCGCCGGCCTCGCCGGTCATTACGTCCTTGACCGCCGAGATATCCTTGGACGCCTCGATCAGGAGACCCAGCAACTGAAACAGGACGACGTTGGGGCCGGGCGCCGGGAGGGGCACGATGTTCTCGCGCAGGGTCGCGCCTGACACATCGACGGGTTTCCACTCGCCGGCTGTGAAGCGGCGGCGCCCGCCACGCAGGCGCGCCCCGGTTCCGATGAAGCCCCCGCCGACGACTGCCAAGTGACCCGCGTCGAGCATCTGGTTGAGGGTTGAGTTGACTGCCTCGTTAATGGGGCGCAGCAGGTAACCGAAACCAATGTCGTGCCACGATCCGTTCGGGTTGGGGAGGAAGGAGTATTTGGTGAAGTATTCAATCGGATCGATGCGCGCGATCTTGTCCTTCTCGTTGAAGGCGATGTCCTCGATCTCATAGTTGGCGACGATGCGGACGACCTGCGCCGTCTCCTTGTGGATGGTGACGACGTAGGGCTCTTTGTAGTCGTCGTCGTCCAGGTCGAGGCGTCGATGCTGCTCTAGGTAGTCGTGCGGCGCGTCGTCGTCGTCGGTGCTGCCGGACGGCTTGCCGATTTCGACTTTTAAATACACGCCTGACATCTCGCGCTCTTTGATCTGGGTCGGGTAGAGGGGGAACTCATGCGTCGCCCTCGGCACCGTGCTGAACGACGTCGCGCCTTTGTTGACGACCAGCTTGTCGCCCAGCACCAACTCAGACTTGTTGCGGCCCAACTCGGACGAGAAGTACGACTTGCGGTAACACAGGCCGGAGATCGGCAGGATGTGAAGCAGCTTGTCGGTGTCGGCCTCCCACTCCTCCATCTCCTCGGTGAGTTGCCACGACATGTGGCGCCCGACGCGGTCGCCGCGTGCGCGCTTCGCGCCGGGCTCGCGCCGCCAGACTGGCTCGCCGGTCTG